ATAAATTGAAGAGAGAGAGGTTCAATTCCTACTCCGAACTCTGAGATTATCATTTATCAAACTTACTGTAATTAACAATTTAATATTGTAATTATTATTATTAATTATATTGATTCATAATGGATCTATTAAATTTAATTGCTGAACGAGGTTCCAAGAGCCATGGTGTCGAGATGGTGGTGGACGACCAAGCTACTAAACAAGTGCTTGAACAGGTTGAACACCTAAAGAGATCTAAGCGCATTACAGTAAGAAATAAATTATCCCCGCAAGAGGCGGACGCGTTTCGTGCGAGATATGGAGGTGCTTATGAGTTGAAACTCACTCAAGAATATGAAGCGCCCCATAGTTTGGCTGGTGCTCTGCGCATAGCAGAACATTATGATTGTCTAGGCCAGTTTCCACTTGAAGACCCTGTTATTGATTTCGGCGGTTCTTGGTGGCATCACTACTCTAGAGAGGATTACAGAGTACATTCCTGTTGTCCTATTCTGGGTGTCAGAGATGCTACTAGACACGAGGAGAGATTGTGCAGAATGAGAAAGTTACTGGAGGTCAAAGATTTTAGTCAAGCTCCTGACTTCTGCTTGAATAAAGCAGAAGATTGTAAAGTCCAAGCTGATTGGGCTATTTGCATTCATGGAGGTTATGACATGGGCTTTAAAAACCTTTGTAAAGCTATGAACAGCCACGGAGTTAGAATACTTCGCGGGACGATAATGTTTGACGGAGCTATGCTATTCGACAGGCAAGGTACCATACCTTTGCTGAACTGTCGATGGATGCGTGAAGGATCGGGTTCGAGTGAAGTCATTAAATTTGACTTTGTCAATGAAAGCACACTGTCTTACGTTCACAATTGGCGTAATTTAGGATCTTTCTTAACTGAATCCGTTTGTTGCGTAGGTAGCACTACGTACCTTCTCGAGAGAGAAGTCCTCCGTTGTGGTATTATGTCCTATAAAATCATAGCCACAAACGTAAAATGTCCTCCAGAAACCCTCAGACACTGTGTCTGGTTTGAAAACATATCTCAATACGTGTCTGTGAACGTACCAGATGATTGGTCGTTCGCGAACTGGAAGTTAGTGAGAGTCGCTATATCAACCGTTAGGGAGGTTGAAGAAATAGCCTTTAGATGTTTTAAAGAGAACAAAGATTGGGCTGAGAACATGAAAGCGGTCGCTTCCGTTTTGTCGGCAAAATCTTCCACCGTCATTATTAATGGTCAAGCTATCATGGCCGGTGAACGGATTGATATACTTGATTATCATTTGGTGGCATTCTCTTTAACCATGAACTTGTATCAGAAATACGAGAGGCTTAGAGACTATCACGATGAGTTGGAATGGAAGGGTTGGTTCAACCATTTCAAGAGCAGGTTATGGAAAGGAGGGAAAGGTGTTGATGGTGTTGGTTTCATAAGGGGTTACTTGGCTGACAAGTTCCCAAGATTAAAATTGAACACCTACATGGACACTCTAATGTTTATCACGAAGATATCCGACGTCAAGGAATTTGAATGCGATAGCGTTCCAGTTTCTAGACTTAGGTCTTTCTTTTGTGATAAGAACGACGCATATGAAAGAGCCGTCGAAGAGTTTCTCGACGCTCAGGATAAGAAGTCTAGGAAAGCCGTCGTACGTAAGCAGGAGGACGAATTTGTCGACGCCTCCGAAGACCTAGAGACTTCCGGTCCCGTCGTGGTTGACGTTAAAGAAGAGCCAAAAGCTCCGACAACTATTGGTAATCTGGATCCTAAAGTTGTTGCCAGGAGTGGTGCGATCAGTGAGTTCACAGAATATTGTGACCGACAGCACTTGAACACCACTTCGAATCTCCATCAATTATGGACGCTTATGGGCTGTAAGGGTGATCAAGTTCATAACAAGTCTGTCGTCGACACCTATCATCGAACTGATGATCTTGTCAACGTACATTTCCCCAGTGGTCGATGGATGTATCCTCATGAGTATGAGTACGTCGTTGGTTACAATGATGACGGTCTTAGCGTTAAGTTTGATAATGAACTTTACGTAGTGGACAAGACCTGTATCGTGTCTAACCAACAGAAGCTGGCTGAGGCTTGTAGGGGCTTATCTGTGCCGACATGTCCTGTGTACATGTGCGATGGAGTCGCTGGATGTGGGAAAACAACTGCTATAAAGAACACATTCCAGTTTGAGAGAGATGTGGTGGTCACGGCTAATCGTAAGTCTGCTGACGACGTGAGGGCCGCCATTTTTCCCGAAAATCCAAATAATGAGATCGCTACTCGTTACATTAGAACAGCGGATTCGGCTATTATGCACGGGCTGCCTAAATGTAAACGCGTTCTCATTGATGAAGCAGGTTTAATGCACTACGGTCAATTATTGGCCGTTGCTGCTATTAGTGGTTGTGATGAAGTGGTAGCATTTGGTGATACTGAACAAATATCATTCAAATCTAGGGATGTTACCTTTCGTATGAAACACAACGCTATAAATTATGATTCCCGTGAGTTAGTAAAGACGACTTATCGGTGTCCACAAGATGTTGTGGATGCTGTTAAGCTTTTAAAACGAAAATGTGGGAATCGAGGCTCAAAATACAATGATTGGGTCTCCAAATCAACAGTCAGAAAATCTCTTTATAAGAGATCTATTTCCTCACCAACCCAAATTAATATTGAGGTTAATAAGTTTTATCTGACCATGACACAGTCCGACAAAGCCGCTTTGCAAACCAGAGCAAAGGACTTTAGTCTATCCAAAGATTGGATTGAAAATAATATAAAGACTGTTCATGAAGCGCAGGGCATTTCGGTTGATAATGTTGTTCTTGTTCGACTCAAATCTACTAAATGTGATTTGTTCAAACATGAAGAATACTGCTTGGTTGCCATGACAAGACACAAACGTTCGTTTGAGTATTGTTACAATGGTAAACTAAGTGGTGATTTAATTGATGCTTGCGTAAGTTGATTATGTTTGCTAATGACTACATTAGCCCCAACACCCGGGTAATGGTGTCCCAGATGGGTTAACTCTCCCTGTTCAGGGTTATTGAACCTCTACTCGAGAAGAGTTGTTCTAACCGTTTTCATTAAACGGTAGTCGTGGTTGACACGCTAAGACCTTTACAAAGTGTCTTAAGACGTCCATACCGGTTACTCCTTGCCGGTTGCGAGAATCATCACACATAGTGTGAATTAAGGATTCGGGCGTTGCCAATCACGTAAGTGATTGGTGGTCATAAAGGAGACCA